TGGATTCGCGCGGAGGTTCGGGGTTTCGATGATCGCAAGAACTTGTCTGCCCGTGTACGGGAAGGTTGGGAACTTGTGAGGAAAGACGAATACCCGGACTTTGAAGCGCCTACTATTGAAAGCGGAAGCTACGAAGGTGTTTTTGGCGTTGGTGGATTGTTGCTGGCTCGTATTCCAGAGGAGATCGTAGAAGAGCGTCGTCATTATTTTAATCAGATGAATTCTGATGCTATGGCGGCGGTTGATAACGATCTTATGAAGGAAAACCAGCACCATTCGATGTCGCTTCAAAAACCGGAGCGTCAGTCGCGTGTTACATTTGGAGGACCTAAGAACACTTAGGTTTTGTTTAACTTGCTATGTAGAGGAGTGTAGAACATGGCAAATGCTAATGGAGCATTCGGTTTGCGGCCTATCGCTAAAGTGGGCCAAAACTCAAACTCCACTGGTGTTTCGGGCTATACCCAATATGAAATTGCAAGCGGTAACAGCAATGAAATCTTCCAAGGCAGTCCCGTCATTCCCCTCTCTACGGGGTTTATTGACATCGTGGGCGCTGCGGCAGGTGGCACTGTTGGTCTCGTAGGCGCTTTCATGGGTTGCGAGTATGTTTCTAGTACGACAGGAAAGCCTGTCTTTAGTAACCATTGGCCTGGATCCGGTGCGGATAGTAATCACCCTGTTAAAGCATTCGTTGCTGATGATCCCATGCAATTGTTTGCAATTGCTACGGATGCATCTCTCACAAATGAAGCGGGTGCAAGGGCTGCGGTCTTTGCTAACGCAAACTTTGCTAGTGGCACAAGCGGAAGCAGTACCACTGGGATGTCTTCAGCTACGTTGGCGGTAAGCACGATCAACACCACCGCTAACTTGAACCTTCGTATCATGGGTTGGCAAGAAGACCCTGGTAATGAGGATTTTGCAGCGGCAGGTATTCCAATGATTGTGCGGTTGAACAACAGCTTCAATAGCCCGAATGGTGCTATTGCAGGCGGCACTGTTTCAACCACTGGCGTATAGGAGGGTTGATTAATGGCTATTAGTAGAGCACAACTCGTAAAAGAGTTGGAACCCGGCCTAAACGCACTGTTTGGCTTGGAATACGATCAGTATGATCGTGAACATGAGCAAATCTTCACCATGGAAACTTCGGATCGCGCCTTTGAAGAAGAGGTAATGCTTTCCGGGTTTGGCACCGCGCCAACGAAGTCAGAGGGTTCGGCAGTATCGTTTGACGATGCTCAAGAAGTCTATACGGCTCGTTATACCATGGAGACGATTGCTCTGGCATTCTCAATCACCGAGGAAGCTATTGAAGATAACTTGTATGATCGACTTGCCAGTCGATATACGAGGGCTCTTGCCCGTAGCATGAGTCAAACAAAGCAGATTAAGGCTGCATCAGTCCTTAACAATGCGTTTGATAGCACTGTGACGGGTGGTGACGGGGTTGAACTTTGTTCAGCCGTACACCCCTTGGCTAATGGAAACACGTTCCGTAACGAACTTTCCACCGCAGCGGACCTCAATGAGACCAGTCTTGAACAGGCTCTTATTGATATTGCCGGTTTCGTGGATGAGCGCGGATTGAAGGTTGCCGTTCGTGGTACAAAACTGATTGTTCCCAAAGAACTTCAGTTCACCGCAGACAGGCTTCTGGAATCGGCTTATCGCACAGGAACGGCGGACAACGATATCAATGCTATTCGTAGCATGGGTATGCTGCCGGAAGGTTACTTCGTGAACCATTTCCTCACGGACACCGACGCCTTCTTCATTATTACGGATGCTCCGAATGGACTTAAAGGGTTCAACCGGTCAGCTATTCGTACTTCTATGGAGGGTGACTTTGATACCGGAAATGTTCGGTACAAGGCCCGTGAGCGTTACGCTTTCGGGTTTTCGGATCCTCGCGGCATTTTTGGTTCGCCAGGAGCCTAATTCTGGGATGGAGAGGGGGGCAACCCCCTCTCATCTCATCTGGGACTTACTTAGCCCTAGCGACTGGCCCAGCAGACGCTTACGAAGACTCTAGGGCGAAACCTTTCGTAAGGAGGAATGCCAAATGGCAAAAACACATTTTTCAGGACCCGTTCTTTTCTCTTCGGCCCGCGCATCTCTTGAAGGACTGAATATCGCCGCGTGGCCCGATCAAGTTGTCTATATGGATGACTTTACGGGTGTAGCCTTAGATAGCACCAATGATTGGACTGTGGTAAAAGACAGCAGTGCTTCCGCCGCTATCCTTGCCGATACGATTGGTGGTTTTGTGAAATTGTCGTCTCAGGCAACTACCGATAATGACGGTGCATCAATTCAAGGTAATGAGATCTTTGGATTACCTAGCACGGCGGGTGAGAAGCTTTATTTTGAAGCTAGATTCTCCATGTCGGACGCTGACCAAATGGATCTGTTCATTGGTCTCTGCGAAAACTTTGCTACCAACCCAGAGAACTGTCTTGCCGCGTCAAACAGGATCGGCTTTCAAATTGATGATGGCGATGCAACTCCGCATTTGATTTCAGAGTCTGGTGATTCTGAGACGGATACCACTCTTGCGGCGGCTAATGACTTTGCTGATGACACTAATGTCACTGTCAGTTTCGTTGCTACAAAGGGTACGAGCACCGACACGGTTAAGTACTATATAAATCGTTCTCTTGTTGGTACGCACACCACCAACATTCCCACCGCTAACATGGCAGCGGCGGCGATGGAGATTTCCGGTAACGCTACAGGAACCAAGTCGATGTCGATTGACTACATCCTTGTCGCTCAAGATCGCGGTGTTAGCTATTAAGGAGAAGACTTATGGCTAAACGAGCGCGAACGAAATCAGGAAAGTTTGTAGCAGACGATCCCTCAACGCCTGACGTAAATGAGGCGTTTGTTCAGGAGAAGCCAAAGAAAAAAGCTTCTAAAAAGTCTGCTGTGGACCTTCCTCCAGAGGGGAGCGCGGAGCGTAAGCGCCTTGTCCTGATGGGTGTAATCAAGGAGTAGGTTATGGCCGATACTTTTACGGAGAAGGTGATAGAAGACGGGCCGAGAAAACTGGTCAAATCTTTCGCCTACACATATGTAGACACTGGGCAAAGTGCGGTCTTGGCGGTAGACGTATCCGGATTGGCGACTCTCCAAGATGGAACAGCCTGCACGGGTGTTCGTATAAATAAGATATGGTTCAGTACAGTTGGTCTATCTTTAAAGATACTATTCGACGCCAGTACGGATACGTTGGCCGTAGAGCTTCCCACTGATTATCAGGGCGAGTTTGACTTTTCATCATTCGGTGGGTTGGCAAACACTGCATCCAGTCCTACTGGAGATTTGCGGTTTACAACAGTAGGTCACGGTTCCGGTGACACCTATACGGTTGTTCTTGAATGCATAAAGAACTTCTAAGGTTCCGGTATGAGAGGTCTCACTAATGGCTGTTTCTGGATCAAAAAACTTTGAACCTAATGTAGCGGAGTACATAGAAGAAGCCTTTGAAAGGTGCGGTTTAGAATTTCGCACTGGTTACGATGCCAAAACTGCTAGGAGATCTCTCAACCTTCTTTTTGCCGATTGGGCTAATCGCGGCCTAAATAGATGGACTATAAAGCAGGTAAGTCAGACGGTTGCCTCTGGGATAACTGATTATCCTGTAGGGACCATAACAATGTCTGTTTCTGCGAGTGGTAGCTTCTCTGTCGCGGAAACCATAACGGGCGGCACTAGCGGGGCTACCGCTTCAATTATTACTAAGCCTACATCAACTTCTTTAACATTAACCGTTCCGGTAGGCGCGTTTTCGTCCGGTGAAACCATTACGGGTGGCACTAGTGGAGCGTCTACATCAACCACTTCTACAGCATCTCTTGAAGACGCTCAGTCCACCGTAGACATTCTATCTGGTGTAGTCAGGCGCAGTGATTCTGATATATCCATAACAAGGGTTAGTAGAGATGACTATCTTACTATAGCCAATAAATCTACTACGGGACGACCAACACAATTCTATGTAGACCGACAGATAACTCCCGTGGTTAAAGTTTGGCCGACGCCTGAAAATAGCACGGACATATTCATATATGATCGTCTAGTTCGGATAGATGACGCGGACGCCTCCATAAATACTGTGGATGTTCCTTTTAGATTTTATCCATGTTTAACCGCAGGTCTGGCTTATTACATGGCTTTAAAAAGGGCTCCTGACAGGATTCAGATTTTAAAAGGACTTTATGAAGAAGAGTTTCAAAGAGCCGCAGACGAAGATAGAGACAAGGCAAACATAAATCTTGTGCCTTCATACACTTTTGTAAGTGCGGTATCTTGATGGCTAGGTATGCTTCCAATAAGTATGCCATGGGCATCTCGGATCGTTCTGGATTCGCGTATAGGCTTAAAGATATGCGGAAAGAATGGACCGGTATGCTTGTCGGGAAAGATGAGTTTGAAGCTAAACAACCTCAATTAGAGGTTGTAAGATCTCCAGCAGATCCGCAAGCATTAAGGGATGCCAGACCCGATAGAACAGAGCCCGCCGTGACTGTTCTATTAAAGTTTAATCCGTTTAAATCGGCAGGTAGCGGAACCTCAACGATTACAGTCACAGAGATTAGCCATGGTCGCTCAACAGGGGACACAGTTAGGTTTCGTTCCGTAGAGGCTTTCGACGGATTTACTTCATCCAACATACAATCGGCATCCGGCTATTCGATTACGAAAGTAAGTGATGATACATACACATTTTCTGCGGGCAGTGAGACCGCGACATCTGGTAATACGACGGGTGGAGGTGGAACGGCATCTGCCGGTCCTGTTACAGTGAGTGCATGACATGGCTTATACGTTTACTACATTAAAGACAGCGATACAGGATTACACGCAAAACACGGAGACAACATTCGTTAGTCAGTTAAGCAGGTTTATTCTGAATGCAGAGGAGAGGATCCTTAAAGAGGCGCAGCTTGATGTATTCAGGAAGAATGCGTCCGGCGTGACAACATCTGGCAACAAATACTTGTCCAAACCTAGTGATTTTTTGGCGCAGAACTCTCTGAGTGTGATCAGCAGTTCTGAGAACAAATTTCTTTTATATAAACAGGTTACTTTTTTGCAGGACTACAACCCTAATCCAGCCACCACTGGATTGCCATTGTATTATGCAGATTGGAATGATCAGAGCTTTCTTTTATCTCCGACGCCAGATGCAAACTATAATGTAGAACTTCATTACTTTTTCCGTCCTGTTTCGATAACAGCCTCCGGAGACGGAACAAGTTACCTAGGCAACAATGCCGAGCTTGCCCTTTTATACGGAAGCTTAGTAGAGGCGTACACGTTCATGAAAGGTGAAGCGGACTTGTTGCAGCTTTACAACACTAGGTTTCAAGAGTCCCTACAGTGGATAAAGAACCTGGGTGAGGGGCTCCAGACCAGAGATCAGTATCGGTATGATCGTCTACGGCGGGATGTTT